GTTTTTTCTTTACGCTACAATAAAACTAAATTACTTTATAGATCGTGGCAGCAACTATAGACGCAACAATAAAAGGAGCTAATGCTAATAGTTATGTCACATTGGCAGAAGCTAATACTTATTTTGAAACAGTTCCAGATTCTTCAACTTGGACAAATAAATCTGATGATAATAAAAATAGAGCATTAATATCAGCTACGAGATGGATTGATAGTTTTGTATTTTATGGTGATAGATGTGATGATGGACAAGCTTTAAGATTTCCAAGAAATAATTACCAGGTAGATGGAGTTGAATTGGCTTGTTCTACAATTCCAAATAATATTAAGTATGCTCAGTATGAATTAGCTAGAGCTTTGGCAAATGATACTGAAGCCATGACAGGAAATACAGGAACAGCAGGTAATTTTGAAGAAGTAAAACTAGGAGATATACAGGTTAAATATAATACTGATAGTCAGGGTACTGGTTCTGTTAATAATATTCTTGACGTATATCCTTGGTTACAAAGCTACCTTGGTGCGTATATATTAGGTGGAGCTGGTAGTTTTCAAATGAGAGTGGTTAGAGGATAATGGCAGGTCAACTTGATTCATTACTGAAAAGTGTAGCTAAACAGGTAGTAGCTGATTTAGGTAGTTCTTTGGACTCAACTATTAACTATATAAAAAAAGGTAGATCAAGTTATAACATTGATACTTCAGAACAGATTACGATTGATACTACTTATTTAAATTTAAAAGTTCCTGTTGAATTTGTTAAATCAGAAGATGATGAAGGTAAAGAAATTAGACAGGCAAAGATTTATATAACACCAGATTTGATTGGTAATAATCAGGTAGATTTCGATGATGAGATCCAGCTTAGTTATGCGGGAGAAACAAGAACTGCACAGATCTATGATATTGATACGAAAAAAGGTGGGCAGGTTTATTTGTTTACAGTACTGGTGCGGTTCTAATGGCAAAAGATTTCTTAAAAGAAGATCCAATGAAAGATTTAGAGTCCCAGTTAAATGCTGATTTTAATAAACTGATAAAAAAAGTACATAGAGGTTTATCAACTAAAAAGAGAAGTCCAGTTTATACAGGATTTTTTGCCTCAAGTTGGAAAGTACAAACGATGGGTGTTAAAGCAAAAGATGATGTTTATAAATTTAAACCTTGGGCTGATTTAGCAAGAGAAGGTAAAAAGAAACGTCCGACACCAAAAATTCAACCTAGATTTAAAGTTGAAAAAACATTTAATTATAAACGACCAGTCTTTATTGGAAATAGAGCTAAATATGCAGGTTACGCATTAGAAGGTGGTAAAGTTCAATATTTTGTACAAGGAGAATTAGGACGATTAATTAAAGAAACAATGAAAGAAAAAGGTAAGATATTTATAGCATCAAGACAAACACGAGGCTTATCTTCAGAAGGAACTGGTGGTCAAGCTTACACTGAGTTTTAATTATGACTTTAGTAAAAACAAGAGCAGCATTTGAAAAAGCAGTTACAGATGCAGTAATAGACGCAGATCCTACTGTTTCAATGGTTTATGACAACGTTACTTTTACAACATCAGGCAAAACAAAGAAATATGTAATGATGATGATTAATTACACTCAAGCAACTTTACAAAATCAAGGGGCTAGTACAGATTATTATTCTGGTGTTATTCAATGTAATATTTACGTTCCAAAGAGTAAAGGTACAAAAGATTTATCTGCAATAGCAGAGACAGTTATTAATGGATTAACTTCAGTAAATGCTTCTACATATGTTGATAGTTTCAGTGTCAAACCAAGAGTACAGGATATAAATGGACCTACAATGCTTGAAATTGAAGATAGAAGTCATTTCGTTGGTGTAATATCTTGCCAATTCTCAGCTAATGCCTAGTATAATAAAGTAGCAATACTTATTTTATGACTAGAGCAATCGAACTTTTGAAGAATAGTTTTGGTGTCAGCCAGCTATATCAACATGATGTAATAAAAGATGGCAATATTATATTCAGTGTTTATTGGCATCCACTTACGATTGCTGAGAGAGAATCAATAACAAAAAAATCAGATGCAAGTGATGTAAATGATTTTGCATTAGCGTTAATGATTACAAAAGCATTGGATAAAAATGGAGATCGACTTTTTCAAGATGGTGATAAAGCATCCTTAAGAAGAGAAGTAGAAGCAAATATATTACAGGAAATACAATTAGCGATGATAGAAGCTGGTCAGACTAAGGAGGTAAAAGAGGCTAAAGCCGAATTGAAAAGTTGATAATAGTTGGATGTTTATTTATTCTTTAGCAAAGGAATTAGGTAAGACTGTAGCTGAATTATCAGAGACATTAACTATAGAAGAATTAATAGGTTGGGCTGCTTATGCTGAGATAGAATCAGAGAATTTTGAAAAACAACGACAAGAATCACAGAGAAGTAGTGCTTTAAAAGGTAAAAGAGGTACAATAAGATAAATATTTTAGTTTTTATAAGTGGCTGATTATAGTGTTTCAATAAAATTAGCTATTGCAGGTGCAAAAGAATTAGATTTTGTTAATAGAGGAATTCAAAAATTAAGAAAAGAAATTAATTTTGTTAATCAAGAAGCTCAACAGGGTAATAGACCTGTTGTTAAGAATTTTAAAAATTTGTCTGTATCTGTTCAAGAAGCTAGAGATGCTTTAAATTCAGCAGCTTTAGGAACAAAAGAATTTCAAAAAGCAGTTAAAAATGTTGTAGTAGTAGAAGACAAATTTAACAGAGCTTTAAAGACAAAAAATAGATCTTTAAAAATTGAAAAATTAATGTTAAAAGAAAATCTCACATTTCAAGAAGCAAGACTAAGACTTTTAAATGAAGAAGCAAAAGCTGAAAATAAATTAGCACTAGCTAGAAAAAAAGGAATAAGAAAAGGTTTTCAAAGAGGATTGGGAAGTGCTATAGGGAGTGGAATAATCGGTGGAGCGTTTCCATTATTGTTTGGTCAAGGACCATTATCTGCGATAGGAGGCGGAGTAGGAGGTGCGGGAGGAGGAGCTTTGGCCGCTATCCCTGGTATGGCTCAATTTGGTTTTGCTTTATCTATTGCAGGTACAGCTATTGGATCAGCGATGGAGGATTTAACTCAAGCAATTAAAAAACCTGAAGATAATATTGAAGGTCTCATTAATAAATTAGGTTTAGTAGGAAGTCCTACAGCAAAACTAGCTAAAGAATTAGAAAATATGGGTTTAAAATCTAGTGCTTCTAAATTATTGCTAGATAAATTCAATGAAAAGTTAGGTCAGTCTCCTGAAGAGTTATTAAAAACAACAGAACATATTACTGAATTTAAAAATCAAATAAGTTTATTAGGAACAGAGATGACATTATTTTTGACTAATACTTTAACGCCTTTTATAAAAGCAATAAGTGGATCTTTGAATACAGGTAGATTATTAAGTATGTTAGAAAATCAAGTAGGTGTTAGTGAAAAAACAAAAATACAGTTTGATGTAGTAGATAGATCTCAAAGATTAGTTGATTCTATAATAAGAACCAATAAAGAAATGGGTATAAAACCAAATAAAACAAGATCTCAAATGTTGACAGAATTTATTGATATAGGTCTTAGAGAAGCATTAGGCATAGAAGATTATGATGGATTATTTAGAGATAAACAAAAACAAGAACCAAGTTTATCTGATAAAACTTTTAAAGTCAGAGAACTTGATCCAATAAAACAACAATTTGAAATTGAGAAGAATAGATTATCTACAACTTCACAAGACTTAACTTTACAAAAAGAAAATTTTAAATTACTAAATCAAGAGAATGAATTAAAAATAATGATAAATGAAAGAGATAGTGCTGCAAGTGATTTAAAGAAAGCTGAATTAGATAGAACTATTAGCAAATTAAAAGAACAACTAAAATTACAAACGCAAATTGTTTCAAATGCAGAAACACTAGCAGACCCTATGAAAAAAGTTGCAGATATGATTCAGATAGATATGGGTAACGGTATAAAAGACTTAATTAAAGGTACGAGAACATTAAATGATGTTATGAGAAATATGTTAAATAAAATGGCTGATGCGTTTTTAAATTTAGCTATTTTTGGAAATATAGGAGGACAATCAATTACTGGTGGTTTGTTAGGTGGTATTTTTAGAGCAGAAGGTGGTCCTGTTAAAGCTGGTGGAAGTTATATTGTTGGAGAACGTGGCCCAGAAATGTTTACACCTGGAGTTAGCGGATCAATAACACCTAATCATCAGTTAGGCGGTTCTACAAG